GGTCCGGATCACGTCCGGCCCCTAGGCACCTGCAGCCGGTCCGGATCACGTCCGGCCCCTGGACATCTGCAGCCGGTCCGTGATTTTTTGCATTAATTAGAAAAGATGTCGTCCTATGTCGCCCCCTGTCACCTTTTCCGCGGTCGTATAATCTGATATGCTATGAATGACAACGGTGCCGGGCGTGCCACATCAACGGTGCCGGGCGTGTCGCCGCGCGGCGATCGAACGTAGGTTCTTTCCGGGCCTCACGGTGGTGCGGATGCGGCGAGGCGCGGCATTTTTCTAGCTATTTAGCGGTTTTTCGGGGGTTTCGCTTCGAAAAACCGCGCAAAATAAGCGAAAAACGGTAGAGATGAAAGCAAAAAACAGCATAAAAACAGATGAAGACGAGATCGTCGCGGCTACTACGTTGGCAACCTGGCTCGGAGTGTCGCGACGCAGGGTCGAACAGCTTACCGCGGAGGGCGTGATCAAGCCCATTCAGACGAGCCCGATCAGGTTCAGGCTGAGAGAGACGGTATGCGCTTATGTGAAGCACCTCTCCGCGAAGGCTGCGGGGCGTCCTGGAAAGACGATGACAGAGCAGGAGGCCTCGAAGGCGAAGCTGGTGGCAGAAGCTGACCTGAAGCAGTCGAAGGCGGAGATCGCCCGCATGGAGCTCGATGAGATCAAGGGTCGCCTGCACAGGTCTGACGACGTCGAGGCCATGACGAATAACCTGGCGCTGAATGTCCGCTCTGCAGTCCTTGCGCTGCCGGGCCGGCTCGCGATGGATCTGGCGCCGATGACATCGGCGAATGAGATTTCTGCCCGCATCAAGGCGGAATGCGACGCGGTGCTGAATGACCTGTCACGTTATAAGTACGACAGGGGCGAATACATGAAGCGCTCAAGGGCGCGGATAGGCTGGGAGAGCGATTTAAGCAGCGATGACGAAGAAGATGACGACGAATGACGGCGGAGCCGGAGAGCGGAGGCTGAATGCCGTGCTCAGCAAGTGCCTGCCGAATTTTCAGCCGCCGGAAGATCTGACCGTGGATGAGTGGGCGGACAAGTACCGCATCCTTTCCGCGGAGGCTTCTGCGGAGGCAGGACGGTGGCGGACAAGCCGGACGCCGTACCTGCGGGAGATCATGGGATGCTTTACCGATCCGAGGGTGAACCGCATCTCGATGGTCTCAGCCAGCCAAATCGGAAAATCGGAGGCCATCTTAAATATGATCGCCTACTGCATTGATCAGGATCCGGGAAGCATCCTCTTCGTACAGCCCACGCTGGACGATGCGAAGAAGTTCTCCCGCCTGCGTGTGGCCCCGATGATCCGGGACTGCCCGAAGCTCCGGAAGAAGGTCGCTGAGGTTAAGGCCAGGGCTTCCGGGAACACCATGCTGCAGAAAGAATTCCCCGGCGGGATGCTCACCATCACCGGCGCGAATAGTCCGTCGGCACTGGCATCGACTCCGGCAAGGTACATTTTCGGCGATGAGCGGGACAGGTGGCCGCGGTCCGCGGGCTCCGAGGGTGATCCCTGGAAGCTGGCGGAGGCAAGGCAGGCGACCTTCTACAACAGGAAGGCCGTGGAAGTGTCCACACCGACCGTGAAGGGCCGTTCGAATATAGAGGAGGCGTTCCGGCTGGGCACGCAGGAGCGCTGGTTCACGAAGTGCCCGGAATGCGGCGAATACAGTGAGATCAACTGGAGCCGCATCAAGTTTGACTACGATTCCGTGACCGTAAACCACAAGCGCCAGTACACGGTGCACGAGCCCATCTACTGGGTATGCGAGAAGTGCAGGTGCCTGGTGGACGAGACGACGGCCAGGAAGCAGCCGTGCAAGTGGGTGGCGGCGAATCCGTCCGCCTATGAGAAAGGCCACAGGTCTTTCTGGCTGAATGCTTTTGTATCCCCCTGGACGCCGTGGAAGAAGATCGTGCTCGAGTTCCTCGAAGCACACGAGGATCCTGCCCGGCTTCAGGTAGTGTTTAACACTCTCCTTGGTTTGCTCTGGGAACAGCGGGGAGACCTCGCAGACGAAGAGCAGTTGATGGCTCGCCGAGAAGACTACGGCAAAAACGCCGAAGGCCTTCCCGTTGAAATCCCGGAGGGCGTGCTCGTCCTGGCGGCAGGATGGGACACGCAGGATAACCGTCTGGAATATGAGGTGGTCGGGTACGGCTACAACAACGAGACGTGGGGCATCCGGAAGGGCTTCATCATGGGAGAGCCCAACAGTGATGAGGTCTGGCAGCAGTTCGATGACATCACGGACCACGTGTACCGCTTCAAGGACGGCCGTGGCCTGAAGATCTCCATCACCATGGTGGACTCCGGCGGACATTACACCGACGAGGTTTACCGGCGCTGCCGGCAGCGGAAGTTCAAGCGCGTGTTCGCGGTCAAAGGCCAGGGCGGAGAGGGCGTGCCTTATGTCAGGCCGCCGTCAAAGGTGCCCGTGGACCCGAAGGAGGACCGGCGCTCGGCCAGGGTTTTCACCTGGCTCTATAACATCGGCGTTGACGCCGGCAAAGCGGCGCTGATGACCAGCCTGCGCGTGGAGACTCCCGGGCCTAATTACTGCCACTTCCCGCTGGACGAAAGCAGAGGATACAACGAGGACTACTTCAGCGGCCTGCTCTCTGAACGGCTTGAGCTGGAGGAGACCAAGACCGGGCGGCGCTGGGCGTGGGTGAAGCTCACGAGCCATGCGAGAAACGAGGCTCTGGACTGCCGGAACTACGCCAATGCCGGAATCCGCATCCTTCAGCCGGACATGTTCGCTGTTGAGAAGCGCCTCATGGAAACCGCGGCGCAGGCCGGCACCGAAGCAGTGCAGGAAGAGCCGCGGCAGAAGAAGCGGGCGCAGGTGCCGCAGAAGAAGAGAAAGTCACCCGTGGACAAGTACTTTGAAGAGTGGTGAGAACGATGAGAAGGCGCAGTAAAGAGTGGATTGAAACAGAGCTCACAGAGCTGCGGACCCGCCTGAAACTCTACCTCGAGAAGGAAGAGGCGATGCTCTCCGGGAACGGCATCAAGCGCTACCGGATTGGCACCAGGGAGGCGGAGCGGTACGACGTGGACCTGAAGAACCTTCAGGCCGCGATACGTGCCCTGAAAAAGCAGATTCAGGAGCTGGAAGATGAGCTCTGCGGCCGGTCGCCGAGACGTGCGATCGGAGTTGTTCCGCAGGACTGGTAAGGGAGGTGAGGGCGTATCAGTAAGCGCAGAAGAAAAAGCGCTGCGGTTGTCAGGCCGCAGAACAGCGGCTACGGAGAAGCCGGCGCCTCTCACGTAAAGAAGGCTGTACGCGGGTTTGTGGCCCCTTCGGGCTCCCCGCGGGATGACATAGACGAGAACAGCTACACCCTCCGGCAGAGGGCGAGGATGCTGTACATGGCGGCGCCGATCGCGACGTCGGCCATCAAGACGAACCGCACCAACGTGATCGGTGTCGGGCTGAAGCTGAAGTCCCGGATCGACCGGGAGGTGCTCGGGATGACTCCGGAACAGGCGGAGAAGTGGCAGAACGCCGCGGAGCGCGAGTTCGCGATCTGGGCGGAGAACCGGAGGGCCTGCGACGCTACAGGGATGAACAACTTCTACGGCCTGCAGCAGCTCGCGCTGATGAGCTGGCTCCTATCAGGTGACTGCATCGGCGTAATCCGTCAGCAGAAGCCGACGCCCCTTATGCCGTATTCCACGAGGATCTACCTGGTGGAGTCCGACCGCGTCAGGACACCGCATCCCGGCGGAGGCGGGTCGTTCCAGATGACAGTGGGGCAGAATCCTGACAACGGAAACAGGATTTATGACGGTGTGGAGATCGATAACTCCGGCGCCGTGGTGGCATATCACATCTGTTCGACGTATCCGTATGAAAGCACTGGACAACGGGAAGAGTGGACGCGGGTGCAGGCATGGCAGCCGAACACCGGCCTGCCGAATGTCATCCACGTGATGGACTCGGAGCGCCCGGACCAGTACCGCGGCGTGACCTACCTTGCACAGGTGATCGAGCCGCTCCTGCAGGTCCGCCGGTATACGGAATCTGAGATCATGGCGGCCATGATCGAGAGCTTCTTCGCGGCATGGGTAAAGACCACGTCGGATTCCGGGGAGAATCCCTTCAATGAAACGGATCCGACGCCGCCGGGAGAGCTCAAGGGGCCGAATGACTACTCCATGGGCCCGGGCCAGATCAACATCATGGGCCCGGACGAAGACGTCACATTCTCCGATCCTAAGCGTCCTGGAGGCCATTTCCCGGACTTTGTGAACGCGATTGCACAGCAGATAGGTGCGGCGCTGGAAGTGCCATCAGACCTGCTCCTGAAGGCCTTTAACTCAAGTTATTCGGCCTCAAGGGCCGCGCTCCTGGAAGCGTGGAAGGCCTTTAAGATGCGGCGGCAGTGGATGTCTGACGACTTCTGCAAACCCATCTACGAAGTCTGGATGACGGAGGCCGTCGCCAGAGGCAGGCTCAGTGCTCCGGGATTCTTCACGGATCCGGTAATCCGGGCGGCTTACCTTGGCTCCGAATGGCTCGGGCCGTCTCAGGGACAGCTTGATCCAGTGAAGGAGATCACCGCGGAAATCCTTGCCTGTTCCGAGGGCTTCAGCACTCACGAGCAGTCCACGGTCAAGCTGAACGGCGGCAAGTGGGATTCGAATATTGAACAGCTCCAGCGCGAGAACGAGAAGCTCGGCGGCGAGAATCCTGACGCCCATCAGGAAGGCGTGCGGCGGTACTACCGGACGGGATCCGCTGGCAGGGAGGACCTTGTGAATGGAGTCCTCGCTGAGCAGGTCCGCATGGCTGTAGGAGGTAAACATGAATAAGACAAGAGTGCTGATGAGAAATGGGATGCCCGCCGTTGAAGGCGGCGCTGCGCGTTTCTGGAATGTGGTCAGCAAGACGGAAGGCGAGGGAGAGATCGAGCTCTACGGAGACATCGTGACCCGCCAGCCGATTGACTTCTGGACCGGGGAGGAACTTCCCGGCGACTTCATTACTCCGCAGGGCTTCAGGGAAGACCTTGAAGCCGTAAAAAATAAAGCGCATATCACGGTCCGGCTGAACTCCTGCGGAGGGGATCTCTACACCGGAATCGCGATCCACAACGCGCTGAAAGAGCTCAAGGCGAAGATCACTGTGGTGGTCGAGGGGATCGCGGCGTCTGCAGCATCCGTCATCATGTGCGCCGGAGACACGGTTTCCGTTTATCCGGGTTCACTGGTGATGATCCACGGAGTTTCGATGCTCCTGATGGATTACATGAATCTGCAGGACCTGAAGAAGCTGGTGCGCGCGGCGGAAACTTCCGAGGAAGCTGTCGCGGCCATCTACAACAGGAAGACCGGGATCTCCACTGAGGCGCTCCGGGCGATGATGGAACGCGAGACGTGGATGACCGGCGAGGAGGCCCTGGAGAAGGGCTTCGCCAATGAGATCCTGGAATCCGAGCAGTCCGCCTGCTTCAGCATGAGCGCTGACAGGAAGCGGCTGTTCGTGAACGGACAGGCCTTCAGCACCGAAGGCATCCGTAACCTGCCGGGAAGCATCCCGGTATCTGAAAAGGCAATCGGCCCGGAGGGCTCTTGCAGCAGGGGGGAAACACACAACAAGAAGGAGGAACACTCAGTTATGACTTTGGAAGAACTCAGAACCGCTGAGCCCGACCTGGTGGCCGAGATTGAGAACTCTGCCAGAGCGGCTGCGGAAGCAGGCAATGCCGCCAGCATCCAGGCCGCAGTGCAGGCCGAACAGGCCCGTATCCGGGAGATCGATGAGATCGCTCCGGCGATCGCCGACAGCGCGCTGGTGGCCAGTGCAAAGTACGGCGAGCAGGCATGTGACGCCAGGGAGCTCGCATTCCGCGCGCTCCAGGAAAACGCAAAGCAGGGCACGCAGGTGCTGAACCAGCTCCTGCAGGATAGCGCTGCATCCGGCGCGAACGAAGTCGTGCCTGCACCGAACGCAGGATTTGACGACAAGGAAACGAAGGCCGAAGCAGACGAGAAGGACAGGAAGGCCGTCGTCAATGCGTATCTGGAATCTAAGAAGAGGGGGTAAACACGATGGGAAAGAGACTTGACACAACTATTGGACCGGTCGAATACGACAACCTGCTCGCGGGCGTATTCCCGCCGGCTACTACTTTTATGGTTACACTTACGGGATCTCAGGGTGTTCTGAAGCGCGGCACCGTACTCGCGGGGACTGCAGCTGCAGCCGTGATCCAGGCATCAGGCGGGACGCCGTTTGCGGTGCTGGCCGATGATACCGACACTACGGACGGAGCAGAAGCGGCACTGGCCTACAGAACCGGCCACTTCATCAAGAACCGCCTGATCGTCGCTAATGGCTACGAGCTCACCGCGGCCAACGTCGAGACGCTGCGCGAGAAGGGCATCCTTGTCTCTGACGGCCTCGACCCTGAGTTTGTCGAGGACTGATCCGGGAAGACTATAAGAGAGGAGAGAATAAGCTATGTACGATTACAAGAATACCTACACACTGCTTAACAGCGTGAAGGAACTGCCTCCGCTGCATACGTTCCTTCTGGACCGGTACTTCCCGACTTCCGCTCGTGACATCTTCACGACCAACGAGGTCATCGTGGAGTACAAGAAAGGCCTTAAGAAGGCCGCCCCGTTTGTGGCGCCCCGCCATGGCGGCGTCGTGGTCATGAGAGAGGGCTACAAGCTCCGCTCCTTCGCTCCGGCACACACCGGCGTGAGGCGCTCCCTTACCATCGACGACCTGAAGGTCCGCGGATTCGGTGAGGCCCTTTATTCCAACCTTACTCCGGAGCAGAGAGAAGGCGCCCTTCTCCTGGAGGACCTCGATGACATGCGCGGCATGATCGCACGTCGTAAGGAGGCCATGGCCGCAGCGGTCATCTTCACCAACGGCTGCGTGATGCACGAGTATGCGGACGATCTCGGCACCTATGAGGAGCGCGAGGTCCGCTACTACGAGGAAGCGACGAACCCGGCGATCTATACTCCGGCAGCCAACTGGAGCACCTCCGAGGCTTCCGGCATCCAGATCATCAACGACGTTCACGCGATGATTTCCATGAATGCACGCCGCGGTCTTCCGGCAACCGAGCTCCTGTGCGCTCCGGACGTTATGGACGTGGTCCTGAACAACGCTTATATCCAGAAGATCCTGGACAACAGACGCATGGAGATGGGCGGCATCAATCCGGAAGAGCTGCCGAGCGGCGTGACAAAATTCGCGCGCCTGAACATCAAGGGCCGCATGATCGACTTCCTCTGCTACGAGGATACCTACCTTGATGTG